TGATGATTTAGATCAAAATTACTTGGTCTATCGTTCACAAAAACCAGCTAAAGAAGTTTCCATAGCAGAAGTTCAAGTAAGACAAAAAGGAAAAGGTTACGCGTCAAGTGTTGGTTTAGAGTTCGCTATTGCAACAGATTTTGCAAAAGAGTTGTATGATGCTAATAAAGAGGAATATCCACCTGAACCAGAAATAAGTTCCAAAGAACGAAATAAGCTAGGAGTTGGTTAATGAAATCACAACTTCTCTGCACTTTCACTGCTAAACATCAACTTGATGATATTTTTGAACTCATTATAGAATGTAACGATATTCTATACAATAAGATATATGTATTCCAAAATCTTAATGATTCATCACAATTAATTTGTACATATAATATTGAATACGATGAAGAAAATTATATGGAAAATATTCCAAATACTATTTCATTGCACCGCAAGAAACAAAGTAATACATTATATACTATAAATGCTCTTAATGAGGTAATTAGGTCATTAAATAATGGGGTATTAGATAAAAGGTTTCCAGTACCTTGGGAAGAATATCAAAATAGTTTATTGCTTACCAATGATATGGGACTTAATAAAATACCAACAAAGATACATAGCATAGTGGATACAAAAGATTCTGAAAAAGAGTAAAAAAATAATTGTATTTAACCTTTTTGGTTGATATATATTATCAAATGGTTACTGATGGTAGTAACTGACAAATGAAAAATAACTAATAATACAGGAGAATAACAAATGGATATTAATTCGATTCGTAAGCGTCTTAACCAACTTCAGACAACAAATAACAGAACTTCAAACTTATGGAAACCACAGCCTGGTAAACAGGTAATTCGTGTGTTACCATATAAACATAATAAGGACAATCCTTTCATTGAATTGTTCTTCCATTTTGGTTTGAATAATAAAACATATCTTTCACCAATTACATTTGGTCGCCCCGACCCGATTGAAGAGTTTGCACAAAAACTTAAAACAAGCGGAAATCGTGAGGAATATCAGATGGCTCGTAAATTGGAAGCAAAAATGAGAACCTTTGCTCCAGTTATCGTTCGTGGTGAAGAAACTCAAGGAGTTCGTTTCTGGGGATTTGGTAAAACTGTTTATCAAGAATTACTCGGTGTAATTGCCGACCCAGATTATGGTGATATTACAGACGCTGTTAGTGGTCGTGATGTTTCCGTAGAATTCATTACTGCTGAAGAAAGTGGTGCTTCATTTCCAAAGACGAATGTTCGTGTGAAACCTAATCAAACACCTATCGTGGAGGATAAAGCTCAAATGGAAGCTCTCTTGGAAAATCAAAAAGATATTACTGAATTATATCAGGAACTATCCTATGATGAATTAACCGGCGTTCTAAACGAATGGTTAAACCCAGATGGTGAAGCAGAAACAACTGAAAAGGAAACCGCTCCAACTTCAGTTGTTGCTAGTGAAACAAAAGTAGAAGATGCCAGTGCGGCATTTGATGACTTATTTAATAAGTAAGTAGGGTTATAAACTATGGTGGTTGTTGAAGCCAACAACTAATAAAACCGATTGTGTGCGACGCATCGTCTATAAAGCCGGACACAACCACCATTTTAATTAGGAGAATTATATGTCGATACAAGACGACTTGGCTAACACATTAGCCACTTCCTTGAATAAGAAATTTAAGGATTACAAAGTCGCCCACTTCTTGGGTGGCGCAAACGCAACGCCAACAGATATTAAAGAATTTATTTCAACTGGATCAACAATGTTAGATTTGGCAATTTCTAATAGACCAGATGGTGGAATCGCAGTAGGTAGAATCACAGAATTAAATGGACTTGAAAGTAGTGGGAAATCATTAGTTGGTGCACACCTACTTGCTGAAACTCAAAAGAAGGGTGGAGTTGCTGTTTATATAGATACTGAAACTGCTGTAAGTGAGGATTTCTTAGAGGTGATTGGAGTGGATATAAGTAATATGTTATATTTACATTTAGAAACTACAGAAGATATATTTGAAGCCATTGAAGAAATCATAACGAAAGTTAGGGAATCAGATAAAGATAGATTAGTAACTATATTAGTTGATTCACTGGCGGCTGCTTCTACCAAGGTGGAATTAAATGCTGACTTTGATAAAGATGGTTGGGCTACAAGTAAGGCAATCATCATTTCTAAAGCTATGAGAAAGATTACTCAAATGATTGGTAGGCAGAGGGTTGCTCTTGTATTTACTAATCAATTAAGAGTAAAATTAGGAGCTATGTTTGGAGATCCATATACTACTTCAGGCGGTAAGGCTCTTCCATTTCACGCTTCAACTCGTATTAGATTAAAGAATAAAGGTCAAATTAAAGATAAGAAAAAGAATGTAATTGGTATGACCATTTTGGCTCAAGTTGTTAAAAATAGATTGGGTCCACCTTTGAGGAAAGCAGAGTTTCCATTATACTTTGAGAGTGGTGTAGATGATGATGGCAGCTGGTTAGTAGTAATGAAAGAGCATGGTATAGTAAAAACCAGCGGCGCTTGGTATTCTATGACAGACCACAATGGTGATGAAGTTAAGTTCCAGTCGAAGGAATGGGCTGATAAATTAAAAGATGAAGATTTTAAAGCTCATTGTTATAAACTAATTTGTGATAAAGTGATATTGAAGTATGAAAAGGCTGACTTGGGTATAGATGATGTAATCCAAACTGATGAGGTTTTGGGTGACTAATGAAAGATATTTATCTATACTTAATGAGATTACTAAGAATGGTGGTCAGATAGAAGATAGTGAACCTGATGATAAGGTATTGATAATAGATGGACTAAACACCTTTATAAGATCGTTTAGTATCGTACCAACTCTCAATGATGACGGCGCTCACGTTGGGGGAATAGTTGGTTTTCTAAGATCAATCGGTTATGCTATCAAAACAATAAGACCCACCCGATGTATTATTACATTTGATGGAAAGGGTGGGTCTGACCGCCGGAAGAAAATATTTCCAGAGTATAAGGCTGGTCGTAAAATGTCCAAAAGATTAAATCGGGCATACGATTTCAATTCGAGAGATGATGAAAAACACTCGATGATTTCTCAATTAACGAGAGTCATTGATTATTTGGATTATCTTCCTGTAACTACAATTACGATTGAAAGTATAGAGGCTGATGATACGATGGCTTACATCACAAAACAACTTCTTACCACATCTAAAGTGGTACTAATGTCTACGGATAAAGATTTTCTACAACTTGTAAATTCAAGAGTTTCAGTATGGTCTCCCACTAAAAAGAAGTTATATGGTGCACCAGAAGTATTAGAAGATTACGGAATACCATCACATAACTTTGCAGTATATAGGGCTATCGACGGAGATAAATCTGATAATATAGATGGTGTCCGTGGTTGGGGATTAAAAACAATACAAAAAAAATTACCACTTTTACTCGAAGATAAGATACTTACTATTGATGACATTATTGAAGAAGATGAAAAGTTAAAAGAGAGTGAAGAATTATTAAAAAGAAATTACTCATTAATGCAATTAGATGAAGTAGATATTAGTGCTTCTGCTAAAACTAAGATAATGGATAAAGTAAGAGAACCAATAAACAAATTAAACAAAATGCAGTTTCAGAAAAGATTTATAGAAGATAGGTTGTTTGCATCACTTCCAAATATGGATAGCTGGATGGTACAATGTTTTACAAAACTCAATCAAATGGCGGAAAAAACGCATGGGTCGTCAAACGAAATATAACTCAAAAGAAGAAAAGAAGGTAGCCCAGAGAAAATGGTCTATGGAATACTATTATAGAAACAGAGCAGTATTACAAGCAAAGGCTCGTGAAAGATACAGAAGAAAAAAGATGATGGAATTAAAGGAAAAGCAAAGAAAAGAGTTATATGGTGAGTGAAAATTTCAACTCTTTTGGTCCGACGTTCCAAGCAAAGATAATATCATCATTATTATCAGATAATAAATTTATACAAACTATTAGTGATATATTAGAGCCACAATACTTTGATTCTGATGCTAATGCCTGGTTAGTTAAACAGATAAGCGAATACTTCATAGAGTTTAGAAAAGCTCCTACACTTGAAGTATTGAAGATTAAAATTACTCAATTAGAAAATGAGATTCTAAAAGTGTCTGTTATAGAAAATCTTAAAGATGCTTGGAGAAACATCGAAGCTACTGATTTAGAATTCGTAAAGCAGGAAACGTTAGGATTCTGTAAGAACCAGGTACTTAAAGGCGCTATCGTAGATGCTGTAGATTTACTTGAACAGAAAAAGTATGATGAGATAAAAGTTATTATTGATAATGCTATGAAAGCTGGCAGTGAAAGAGATTTGGGTCATGATTACATCATATCATTAGAAGATAGGCTTACTGGTTCGGTAAGAGAAACATTGGGAACTCCGTGGGATGCTGTGAATGGGGTAATGGATGGTGGATTGGCTGGTGGAGAATTAGGAGTATTAGTCGCGCCTGCTGGAATTGGTAAGACATGGGCATTACAATCATTAGGTGCGCATGCTGTAAAATGTGGAAAAACAGTAGTACATTATACATTGGAATTGAACGCAAATTATGTTGGGTTAAGATACGATACAGTATTTAGTGGAATTACTACATCGAATATAAAATTTTATCAAGATGACGTTCAATCAGTAATTGATAAACTTACAGGCAAATTAATTATTAAGTATTATCCAACTCGGTCTGCTACTGTAAATACAATAGCGGCTCACTTAAAACAGATGGAATTGCAAGAGATTAAGCCTGATATAGTAATAGTGGATTATGCTGATATTCTGAAACCTACTGCGTTCTATAAAGAGAAGAGGCATGCAACTGGAGAAACGTATGAGAATTTACGTGGTGTTGCAGGAGAATTCGATATTCCAATTTGGACTGCTAGCCAAGCAAACAGATCCAGCTTGGAGGAAGAAGTAATTGATGCAAGCAAAGTTGCTGAAGATTATTCCAAAGTAATGACGGCAGATTTTGTAATGAGTATAAGTCGTAAGGTAGAAGATAAGATAGCTAACACAGGCAGATTTCATGTCATTAAAAATAGATTTGGAATTGATGGAATTACATTTCCTGCGAGTATTAATACAAATACAGGGTTAATACAAGTACATGATGCTTCAACTGTTGATGGGAAGGACGCTCAAGGAAAAATGGATAATTCAGAAGAATATTTAAGAAAAACTTTGTCGAAAAAGTATAATGATATGGGAGGATTTGAATAATATGAATGAATACACAACAAAAAATAAATGTATTCTTGGTGACAGTTTAGATAAACTAAAAGAATTAGATGATAATTCAGTAGATAGTATCGTAACTGACCCGCCATACGGATTGAGTGCTGCTAAGAATAGTGGGAATAAATCTACTGGTGGTTTCATGGGCAAAAAGTGGGATTATGATGTGCCTTCTGTTGAGATGTGGGAAGAATGTTTAAGAGTATTGAAACCAGGTGGTTACTTGCTATCCTTTGCAGGAACAAGAACTCACCATAGAATGTGTGTGAATATTGAGGATGCAGGGTTTGAGATCAGGGATATGATTGCTTGGGTTTATGGTTCGGGCTTTCCTAAGAGTCATAATATTGGTAAGGCGATTGATAAAATGGGAGGTGTTTGCCCTAATTGGAAACCATTAAAATACGAGGACGCAGTTAAAAAGAGTCCTTATACCCATAATGATATTGATAAACATTTAGGATTAAAAGCGTCATCTTGCTATTGGTCAAGAACTGATGATAGAGCTTGTATCCCTTTAGAGAAGTATTGGGTAAAGATTAAAGAGTTTTTACAATTACCAGATGATTTTTCTGCTATTAAACCAGAAGCAGAACGTGAGGTGATAGGGAAAAGAATAAGTAATGCACAAGACCAGCATAAATGGCTTGGAGAAAAATATAATAAACATAAAAGCAACGAAATAAACATAACAGCACCAGCAACCGAAGAAGCCAAGAAATGGGAAGGCTGGGGAACAGCCCTAAAACCTGCACTTGAGCCTATAACAGTAGCAAGGAAACCATTTAAGGGTACAGTTGCTAATAATGTATTGAAGTGGGGAACAGGTGGGATTAATATTGATGGGTGTAGGGTTGAGACTGAAGACAATCTTAATGGTGGTGCTTATTCTTTGAATGGTGGAAGAAAATCACTTATTGGAGATAGCAGAACAGGAAAGGCAAAGGGGATGTTTCAAGATGGTAAAACATCAGAGAGCAACTATAAACAACCACAAGGCAGATTCCCTGCAAACCTAATACATGATGGTAGTGATGAGGTTGTGGAGTTGTTTCCTGACAGTAAAGGAGGTGGATTTCCTAAGAAAATAAATGGTAATAGTCCAATATCTTTTAGAACAAATGAAGAAAAAGAAGAAAGAATAAATCTAAATGATTCTGGCTCTGCTGCTCGTTTCTTTTATTGTGCAAAGGCAAGTAAAAAAGAAAGGAACGAGGGGTGTGAGGAGTTGGAACACAGGAGACATTCAGATAGAAAAAAAGAAGATGGAGTTGGTGGAGATAACCCAAGAAACAGGACTAACACATTAAAACAAAATTTCCATCCAACAGTAAAACCAATCAAACTAATGCAATACCTTGTCAGATTGGTAACGCCAAAAGGTGGAACAGTTTTAGACCCATTCGCAGGAAGTGGAACAACAGGAATTGCAGCAGTAATGAGTGAAAGAAACTACATTATGATAGAAAGAGAAAAAGAGTATTTTGAAATAATGGAAGCAAGAATTGAGAAAGTTGAAAATCCTACTAAACAATGGGAAAAGTTTATGTGATGGTGTATATTTATGGATACAACAATGATTATAGTATAAGGAATTAGTTATGGAAAAATTCGTTTTAAGTGAAAACTTTATAAACAAATACAAAAGAAAAAAACCACCATTTGGCTTCAACGGACTTGGGGAATTAGTGTATATGAGAACCTATTCCCGTATCAAACAGAATGGTAAAAATGAGAGATGGTGGGAAACAGTCAGACGAGTAGTTGAAGGTACATATAATATGCAGAAACAATGGATTGAACAACATCAATTAGGTTGGAATCCATGGCAAGCTCAAAGAAGTGCTCAAGAAATGTACGATAGAATGTGGAGTATGAAATTTCTCCCACCAGGTCGCGGCTTATGGGGTATGGGAACAGCAATCACAGAGGAAAAGAAGTTATATGCAGCACTAAATAATTGCGCATTCGTATCTACTAAAACTTTGAAGGAAGATGGCGCAAAACCGTTCACATTTCTTATGGACGCTTCTATGTTAGGAGTTGGAGTAGGATTTGATGTAAAGGGAGCAGGAGAAATTATAGTAAAGGGTGTGAATAGAGATAGAACTGAAGAAATATATATGATACCCGATACAAGAGAGGGTTGGGTAGAATCATTGAGATTATTATTGGAAAGTTATTTTCATGGAACTGCTCCAATGGAATTCGACTACAACCAAATAAGACCATCGGGTGCACCTATTCATGGATTTGGTGGAGTGAGTAGTGGTCATGAACCATTAAAAGAAGTACATGATGAAATCAGAAATATATTAGATGATAATAGTGAAGCTCCAATCACATCAACAACAATCGTAGATATTATGAATTTGATTGGAAAGTGTGTAGTTGCCGGCAATGTCAGGAGGACTGCAGAAATTGTATTCGGTGACCCAAACGATGAAGAATATTTAGATTTAAAAAACTATAAGAAAAATCCACATAGAGAACAATTCGGTTGGACATCCAATAATTCAGTATTTGCAGAAGTGGGAATGGATTATACTGATATATGTAAAAGAATTGTAGATAATGGTGAACCGGGAATTGCTTGGTTAGAGAATATGAGAAAGTATTCTCGTATGAAAAATGGTGGTGATGATAAAGATCATAGAGTTGCAGGTGGAAATCCTTGCCTGGAACAAAGCTTGGAATCCTACGAATTATGCTGCCTTGTAGAAACATTTCCACATCACCACGACGACTTAGAAGATTACAAAAAGACATTGAAGTATGCATATTTATATGCTAAAACAGTTACACTTGGCAAAACTCATTGGCCAGATACTAATAGAGTGATGTTAAGAAATAGACGCATAGGAACTTCAGTAAGTGGTGTAGCACAATTTATTACAGCCAACGGACTTGATGAATTGAGAAATTGGTTAGAAAGTGGATATGATATTATTCAAGAGTATGATAAAATGTATTCAGATTGGCTTGCCGTTCCACGTTCAATTAAAACAACAAGTGTAAAGCCCAGTGGAACGGTAAGTTTATTAGTTGGTTCAACACCAGGAATACATTATCCTGAAAGTAGATTCTATATTAGAAGAATGAGATTATCTAAACATTCAGAGTTAATTGAACCATTGAAGAAAGCTAATTATCATATTGAACCTGCCTTCGGTAGTGAAAAAACTACTATGGTGGTGGAAGTGCCGGTAGATGTTGGTGAGGGTATTAGAACAGTAGGCGATTTATCAATATGGGAACAGTTTAGTTTAGCTGCTTTCATGCAAAGACATTGGGCTGATAATCAAGTTAGTTGTACTGCAACATTTAACCCTGATACAGAGGCAGACCAATTACCACACGTACTAAATCATTTTCAATATAGGTTGAAGGGAATTTCAATGTTACCACGGCATGAGCTTGGTGCATATAAACAAATGCCGTATGAGGCTATTGATGAAACGACATATAACAAAATGGTAAAGAAATTAGGGAAATTGTCATTTGTTGGTGTGGAAGGTGAAGAAGCGGATGTAGAAAAATTCTGTAATTCTGACTATTGTGAGATAATACCACATACTGGAGACAATGACGATCAAGAATATTCAAATTAGTTCTTGACTTTTACGATTTTCTTTCGTAAATTCATATGGAAATTGGGGAGTATATTCCTTTACAAAAATAAGAGGTGAAGTTATTTATCAGAATTTATATTATGATCAAAGAAACCGGAAAGTCCATATATGGGATGATGAAAATGGGTATTTCACTATGCCTTATAAACGGTATGCTTATGTAAAGGATAGAAGTGGAACTCATGTATCTTTATATGGTGATAAATTAAAGAAGGTATTTAGATATGAGCCAGACACACCTAATTTATTTGAATCTGATGTACCACCTGAAACTCGTGTATTAGTAGATCAATATAAAGATTCAGATGATATGTCCACCGGTCATAGAATTATGACTATTGATATTGAGGTGGAAGTTACAGATGGGTTTCCAGAACCAAAGCAAGCAAAAGATAGAATAACGTCAATCGCTGTGTACAATTCAGCTGACGATACATATTACGCATTTGCATTAGATGAGGATAAAAGATTGACTCTTGAGTCAAAAGGTAACGTTGTAATTGAATCTTTTGATGATGAGTACTCTTTATTGCAGAGATTCCTTGTTAAGTATATGGAATTTAAACCCACAATTATTACTGGGTGGAATATAGATACATTTGATATGCCGTACTTGTACAATAGAATGAGTAAAGTTGTAGGTAGTAATATAGCAGATGTCCTTTCACCCATAAGAGAAGTTAAATGGAATAAGCACAGAAAAAGATACTTGTTTGGTGGAGTAAGTTGTTTAGATTATTATGCATTATACAGATTATTTACTTACACTCAATTATCATCTTACAGATTGGATGCTGTTGCTGAGCATGAGTTAAGTGAGAATAAACTTGAATACGAAGGTACGCTTACAGATTTATATGAAAAGGATTTAAATAGATATGTGGAATATAATATTCATGATGTTAGACTTGTAAAACGATTAAATGATAAATTAGATTTTATTGACATGGCACGTGGTGTATGTCATGTTGGTCATGTTCCTTATGAAGATGTATTTTTCTCATCAAGATATTTAGAAGGTGCTATTTTAACATATCTAAAAAAGATGGGAATTGTTGCACCAAATAAACCACCTCGGCCAGAAAAAATGAGTGATGATAAGTTTATAGGGGCGTATGTAAAACACCCACAGAAAGGGAAGCACGATTGGGTATTTGATTTGGATTTAGTGAGTTTATATCCCAGCATTATACGGAGTTTGAATATAAGCCCTGAAACAAAGATAGGTAAGTTAAGTGGTTGGGATGCAGAGGAATTTATTAAAGGAGTGAAGAAAACATACACTCTAACATCAAATGATAAAGAAATAGGGAAGCTTACTGAAACAGAACTAAAAGATTTCTTTGATAAAAATAAAGTTTCAATATCTTCTAATGGTGTATTATATAGAAGTGATAAACAGGGACTAATTCCTGCTTTATTATCTAAATGGTTTGATACTCGAGTAGAGTATAGGAAACTGATGAAGAAGTTTGGTGATGCCGGTGATAATGAAAAATATACATACTTTAAGAGTCGTCAGTTAATTCAGAAAGTGGTGCTTAATTCAATGTATGGTTGTTTGGGCTTAAAGAGTTGGCGATTTTATGATCTCGATAACGCAACTGCGACTACAATTACTGGTCAGGAACTTATTAAATTTACATCAAAAATGGCTAGTTATAAATATAATTCTATATTAGGTTATCCGATTGAAATTGAACTGGAAAATGGTGATGTTAAAAAGTTATATGAGAACTCTATGGTATATGTAATTAGAAATCATAAAAAAATAAAAGTATTAGTAAAAGATATAATTAAATCGGATGATTTTTTATATGAAGTATATTTTAAGTAACATAACAGAGATAATAAAATGAAAATTAAAAGTATAAGGAGGCTGCCCAACGTCGATGTGGATCATGTGATCTACATCGATACTTAACTGATTCAATCTTCATGACTGCACTCCCAATAATTAAAAAGAGATTCCCTACAATGGACTTCGATAGTGAAACTTTAATGAGTAAAAGAATATTGGATGTGGCTGATGAAATGCAGACATTTTTAAATAGTTCTTATGATTATTTCGCAAAGAATTTTCTTAATTTAGATAACCATAGATTTGAGATTAAACAGGAGCTGATTGCAAAGTCGGGATTGTTTATTGTAAAGAAAAGATATGGGATGAAAATTATTAACGATAATGGAGTAAAAGTAAATAAGCTTCATGTTAAAGGATTAGATTTAGTTAGAAGTAATTTTCCAAAAGCTATGGGTGAATTATTGAAAAATGTATTAGAAGATATATTAGCAACAGTACCTAAAGATAAAATAGATGAAAGAATTATTAACTTTAAGGAATCAATGAAGTTAGTTGATTTTGATAGAATTTCAATGCCGACTGGAGTAAAGGGGCTGGAGAAATACTCAGCCGGTAAGAAAGGAAACTTTACAGAGTTTGCTAAGGGATCTCCAGCGCACGTGAAAGCTGCTATCACTTACAATGATTTATTGAAGCATTATGGGCTTACAGGTAAATACCAATTAATATCTGAATCGGAAAAGATTAAATGGGTTTATTTAAAACAGAATGAGCTCGGATTAGTATCGTGTGGGTACAAAGGATATGAAGACCCACCTGAAATTATTAACTTCATTAAAAAGAATTTGGACTATAAGAAGATGTATAGTCAAATGTTGGAAAAGAAAATCTTATTGTTTTACGAAACATTGAAGTGGGGGCAGCCAGTAAATAAAAAGGCTTCCATTGAAAGATTTTTTTGATTTTGGTTAATTTGGTTGATATATATGTATATACAACCTAACATTAAGTAAGGAGATGGTTACATGAATAAACATTCATTAAATAGATTCATTGATAAATACTACCTTGGTGGTAATTGTTCATCGGTGGTAATAAACAGTAAGGGAGATAATCTCTCTACTCGTTTCATCACAGGAGACAAAAACCTATTAGGTGAATTATCTATGACTGGATGGAGCTTTGAAGATGCTGAGCTTGGAGTGTACAACACAGAACAGTTGGTAAAACTCTTATCAGTACTATCAGAGAACATCAGCCTTAATCTAATGAAAGCTGGTGATAAAGCTGTATCATTAAAAATATCAGATAGTAAATCTGATGTGAATTATATGTTATCGGATTTATCAGTTATCAGTTCTCCACCAAACTTAAAGCAGCTGCCGGAGTTTGAGGTAAAGATTAAAGTTGATAAGTCATTTATGACGAAGTTTGTTGCTGGTAAATCAGCGCTTCCAGATACAGATAATTTTACTGTATTGACGAATGATGATGGAGTTAAAGTTGTGATTGGTTATGCTGAAATCAACACAAACCGAGTTACTCTACCAGTTGAAACTGAATCTTACGACGTTATAGATAATGTATCTTTCAATGCTAACTTATTTAGAGACGTATTAGTCGCTAATAAAGAATGTGAAAGTGCTACATTAGAAGTAAGTTCAGGTGGTTTGGCTCGAATCAATTTTAAGATTGATGAGTATGATGCTACATATTACCTCGTCGCAGATACAGATGTGTAGTTAATGGAAACGTATGTAGATACATCGAAAATATCTATTAGACCAATACATAAACCATTGGCTAAGGATATGATTGAGAAGAACCATTATAGCGGAAGATTATCTTCTTGTAGATACCCACTTGGAGTATTTTATAGAGATGATGAAAGTGAACATCAATTTTTTGATGTTGATGAAAAGCTCATTGGTGTAGCTACATATGGATTTCCAGTAGGGCGAAGGGTTATCGGATCAATATTCAAAGAAGATATATTAGAGAATAGAAATATATTGGAACTTACGAGATTATTTATACACGATGGTTACGGAAAGAATATTGAGTCGCATGTTATATCAAGCACATTTAAGTGGTTGAAGAAATATGCACGTGAGATTAAGGTACTAATATCCTATGCTGACCCAGAGCAGAATCACGATGGTGCTATCTATCAAGCCACAAATTGGATTTATC